AGACCATAGGCATCAAGGCAGTCGTCAAGCTCGCCTCCAAGATCACGGGCAAACCGTGCAACTGCGAGAAGCGACGACAAAAGCTCAACCAACTCCTCCCCAATGAATGATGAAGTCATCTTCGACATGAGTCGAGCAATTGGGCGGGTCGAAGAGAAACTCGATTCCGTCCTCAAACGTCAAGACGAACAAGAAGTCACCATCAAGGACAACTCGATCAAGATCGGGCGAATCCTCCTGGTGCTCACGATCGTCGGCTACCCCTTCATCCTCCTCAAACGATGGCTATTCCGTGAGTAACCCACTCGAAGACAAGCTCAAACAACTCCACGCGTCCCTGACCGACGCTCTGCTCGCCCGGATCGAATCGGGCGACGCCAAGCCCGCCGACCTTATGGCGGCTGCGAAGTTTCTGAAAGACAACGGCATCGACTGTCGCCCCGGTGCGAACCCCGCACTCGGTCGTCTCGCTGGCCTCCTCGGTGATCGTGCCTTCGCTGGTGACGAGGAGCAACTGCTACAGTGATTAAGTACCGGAAGGAAGACCCACTCACAGACTTCAGAAACTTCCTCACCCTCTGCTGGTACTGCGTCGGACTGCCCAAGCCCACGAAGCGTCAGTACGAGATCGCGTTCTACCTGCAGTACGGCCCCCGGCGACGCGGCATCAAGGCGTTCCGGGGCGTGGGCAAAAGCTGGATCACTGCCGCGTTCGTGATGTTCTGTCTGCGGAACAACCGCGCACTCAACATCATGGTCGTGTCGGCCTCCAAGCCGCGTGCCGACAACTTCGCCACGTTCTGCTTCAGGCTGATGCAGGAAGTCCCCGAGCTAAACCACTTGATGCCGAGCGACGATCAACGCAAATCGAAGATCGCGTTCGACGTTGCGACCGCTCCCCCGAGTCAGTCACCCTCGGTCTGCTCAATCGGCATCAACGGTCAGATCACGGGCAACCGTGCTGACCTCATCATCCCCGACGACGTTGAGGTACCGAACAACTCCGAGACCCAACTCATGCGAGAGAAGCTCGCGGAGCGGGTGAAGGAGTTCGACGCCGTGCTCAAGCCGAATGGACACATCGTGTTCCTCGGCACACCGCAGAACGAGTCGTCGATATACAACCTGCTCCCCTCGCGTGGCTACGTCTTCAAAGTGTGGCCCGCCCGCTACCCCACCGTCGAGCAGGTCGATAAGTACGGGGAGCAACTCGCTCCCGGCATTATCGCTGATCTCGAAGCGGGGGCGACACCGGGCCGCACGACTGAACCCGACCGCTTCACCGACCTTGACCTCGCTGAACGCGAGGCGAGCTACGGTCGAGCGGGATTCGCCCTGCAGTTCATGCTCGACACGAACCTCAGCGACATGGATCGCTATCCGCTGAAGCTGAGTGATCTGATCTTCATGAATCTCAACGCGGACTGCGGCCCCGAGAAGGTCATCTGGTCTGCGTCTCCCGAGTACATCATCAGCAACCTGCCCAACGTGGGACTCGATGGTGACCGGATGTACCGACCGATGCCGATCACGTTCGACACCGGTGCAACTGTGGGCGTGATGAAGTATGCCAACTTCACCGGCTGCGTGATGAGCATCGATCCGGCTGGCCGGGGGAAGGACGAGACTGCATATGCGGTCGTGGCCTACCTCAACGGCATGCTCTTCCTGCTCGACGCTGGTGCCTTCAATGGCTACGGAGATCAAACACTGGAAGCTCTGGCGAACATCGCCAAGAAGTGGAAGGTGAATGAGATCGTGCCTGAAGAGAACTTTGGTGACGGCATGTTCACCAAGTTGCTGCAACCGTTCCTCAATCGTATCTACCCATGCAGGATCGGTGAAGGCGTGAAGCACCACACACAGAAGGAACGCCGGATCATCGATACCGTCGAACCGGTGATGTCCTCACACAAGCTGATCGTCAACACTGACCTCGTGCGGAAGGACTACGACTCCGTGGGTCACTATCCGACTGAGCACGCGTTCCAGTACCGGCTGTTCTATCAACTCACCCACCTCACCCGCGACAAAGGCTCGCTCGCTCACGATGACCGAGTCGATGCTCTCGCGATCGCGGTGGGCTACTGGGTCGAGCACATGAGCAGGGACACGAACAAGGCGGCGTTGCAGCAGCGGGACAAAGCTCTCGACCAGGAGCTACGGCGGTTCAAGAAGCACGTCTTCGGAGTGAAACGGTTACCGAACCGTAAGCATTGGCTTTCCGCATGACGCCAGTTTCTGGCACCGGAAAATGATCCCCCAGCAAAACAGTAGGAGTTACCCCTACTTGTCTAGTAGGAGTTCCTAAGTACCGCTCCCGACAGAAACACGACAGTTTGACGTAGTAACACCCCAGTTTAACGTGGGTGGTAGCCTGGGTCTCGCGATCTGGACTACCACCCGCCGCCAGAAGGGGTCGCATGGTCATTGCGGCTCACGGCTGGCCTATTTGCGGCGTTGGTTGCACGGGGGTGCTACGGCGGTATTACCGGGTAGGCCGGTCGTTCAGCGTGCGTCCTATTGCGGCTGGAGTTTTGCAGCAAAAATCTGAGAACCCTAACGCGGTGCGGGCGTGTGGGCGTTCCCCCCGTGGGGGTCTCCCCTACATACGGCGTCCTGGTCACCGATCCGGCCACATGAGGCACGAATCGCCAATGTTTCCGGCCTGGTGCAGTAGACTTTGAATCTGATGGAGTGGGTGAAGAGGGAGTGCGGCGGGGGTTAAATGGTGGTTAGACCTGGAGTTAGAGTCGTAGACCGAAGCTTAGTGTCGATGTGACACTGTGCGTGCGTCATGCACTTTTATTTATCGTTGCACTCAAGTAACGCTTGCAATCGTGCGATGATTGCTGTAGACTTCCACACTCCAATCGATTGCTGTTCTTTGACATCTCAGACGCGTCTCACACCTTGCGAGTGAATCACGCGTTGCCAGTCCGAACGCGTGCCAAGTCACGACGCGTGGTGAAAGCTTTTAGTCAGTGGCGATAGACCCAGCCCCTGGGGAACAAACTCAGTGAAGTCCGCTCATGCCGATGTGCCAACAGCCTGAACACATCGCACCACGCCGAACAAGTCGTGATACGCAACTAGGGCAATCCTATCAAATGCAATGAATCAATCATCGGTGTGTTGCTGGCAAGGTGACACATTGATTTTAACCCTGTTGTCACTCAGTGACAGAAAGGATGGTCACAATGGAACGCGTTAAACGCAGTGACTTAGACAGTGCGTTAGCCCGCCTGTGCGGCGAGTTAGGCACTCGTGTTGCCAAGTCATACAATGACATCGGAGCCTGGAGGATCGACAAGGCCTACGGCGGTTACACCATTGAAGTGATAGACAATCAATCGGGCGGGGTTCACCAATTCAACTACCGTCGCCGCACGGCACGAGAGCTATTCGACTGCCTCAACTTCACGCTTGACGTTCTGCGGGAAGCGTCTCGTAAGCTGAAAGCCTAACCTGGAGTGACCGATCATGACTTATTCAGACATTCAAGAAATGGCCGATGCGTACATCGTCTGTGCCCTGTTCACTGCCGATGAATTCATCGTCCCACCAAAGTCAAAGTCAGGCGAATTTGATCCTTCGCCTTACCTTCCTCGCGTCACCAAAGAAATGCGGCAGGAAGCGTGGTGGACGTGCAAACTGTTCTACCTCATGAACCGCCGGGATTTGCAGAACTATCCAGCAGACTCCGCAGGGCATGACTTGTGGTACACACGCAACGGTCACGGGGTTGGCTTTTGGGAAGCGAATCACTGCACTGCTGAGGAAGGCGAACGTCTAACCAAGTCTGCAAAACGCATGGGTGAAAGTTACCTCGAATCAGGCAAAGGCGGCTGGTTGTACTTCGCCTAATCCGTGCAACACCGCAAGCAATCCACCAGTGCAACTAGCGTAAGGCGGAGTCGCATCCGCCCACTGGTTTAACCCTCAACAGCCGCATAGCGGCAAAGGATGTGTCAGATGAGGACGCCATTGGAGCAGTTGTCGGAAGACATTGAAGCGTACTTGGATTCTCAAGACGGATTCTCATCGCTCAGCGACGTGTACGCCGTCATCGGTGACGTGTGTCGTGCTAAAGCCGAACACGTTCAAGAAGCATGGCAGGACGACGGACTTGCCTATCTGTGGGAACGGCACGCCAAAGCGTGTGACAAAGCACGCGAAGCGTTTGAACGTGAGCAACGCAAGATCGATTAACCCTCACAACACAAATGGAGATTCCAATGACCACACAACAAATTGAACGTCTGTACCGCCAATTCCGCAAGCAAGGCGAATCGTCCGAACGTGCTCGACACAACGCTCGCATCTACGCTCGCTGGCAATCGCTGGAATGGTCAGACGTGGGCGATGACGGCGACGTGAGAATCATCGTCAAACCCGATGATTCCTACGACTGGGACGACGAGCAGGAACGCGAACGCTACGGCAATGACGGTGCGTGGGGTGTCATCGGCGAGTACCGCGAGTCGCCCACATCGCCCTGGGTTCACGCTGACTCAGTGTGGGGATTTGTCGGCTACCGCGACGTGTGCTCACCATTCGAGAATCCGTACGTCATCGACATTATGGCCAAAACGCTTGACCAGCTTGACGCTGCACACGGTGCGGTAGAGTCGCATGAGGAGGTGCTGCCATGACCAAGCAACAACGCCGCCATGCGGAAAGCTTGACAAAGGGTACGCGTGTTCGCCTCAACACACGTAAGCGAGCATGTCCAAAATATCAAACGTCAAGCGGATGCACGTCACATGACCTACGCGGCACGATCCTGTCACTGGGATATGAGTACGCAATAGTGCAGTGGGATGGATTCGACAGCCCGAATTGCGAACTAGTTGAATATCTCTTGAAAGCAAGTGAGGAGGTGTTGTCGTGAACAAGTACACACTCGAAACGCGTGAATACTACTGGCGGAAATGTGAAGCGTTCACGTCCTGGAGATTGTTCCTCGCGTGCTGGCGACAGTATCGCACCTGGTTACGTGGGGCAATCGACGATCCTCAGTCCGATGATGACGTGCTCGGTTGGCTTGACTCCATCGCTGCCGAACGTGTGAACAATCCCCGCTCATCCTTTTACATCACCGGCGACTAGCAGCACTCGCGTGACACAGCACGGGGTCGCGTCCGTGCTGCTGCTTAACCCTTAACAGCCCAACAGGGCAAAGGTGGATGTATGACGTACGTCGATGATCGTACGGACGCGGAGCGTCTAACTCACGTCGTCCTGGTCGCAGCAACCGATTCATTCATGAGCGGATGG